GCCGCCCCCTGATGCTGCTCCGCCCGAGCCGCCCGCTCCAGATCTGCCGCCCGACGTGCCAGCGCCAGAACCGCCTCCGGCTGAGCCCTCTCCTGGCCAGCTTCCACCCGACCTCACCCCTCCCGGCTCGCAGGTTCCTGCGCCGCCAGACAGCGTGCCACCCGATCAGCCAGCACCACCCGCTGACGCAGGGGCAGGGCCGGAAGCACCACCGACAGATGCTGGTCCGCCGCCCGATCAAGCGCCGCCAGATCAGCCTCCGGCTGACCAGCCACCCGCGGAGGCACCGCCTGTGGATCAAGCCCCGCCAGAGCAGCCAGCGCCGCCAGATCTCCCCGCAGGCCCCCCGGCAGAGCCGCCGCCAGACGGTACACCAGGCGATCAGCCGCCCGCAGCAGGGCCGCCCGATCAGCCGCCAGCAGACGTTCCACCGCCTGATGATGCAGGTACAACTCCGCCTGCTCCGCCTGACGCCTCAGCGCCTCCCGATCAGCCACCGGACCAGCCTACGGACGCTTCGCCGCCCGGCGCAGTGCCTCCGCCAGATGCAGGCATTCCACCGGATCAGCCCCCGCCCGCAGTTCCGCCTGATCAGCCAGCGCCGCCAGACGTCCCCGCTCCACCGGATCAGCCTGCTCCAGAGCAGCCGCCAGCAGAGCCAGCCCCGGGTGAGCCGCCAGCAGGCCAGCTACCACCCGACGTGCCTCCCGCTCCTGATCAGCCACCCGCCCAGCCTACAGACGGCGGCGTGCCCATCACGGACGTTCCTGAGCCGCCCGCTGCACCGCCTGACGCTGGCCCGCCACCGGACCAGCCGCTGCCCGGTGGGCCGGAAGGCCCCGGCCCGGAGCAGCCGCCTCCCGGCCAGGACGACAGCCAGCCGGTGCCCCCGGACCAGCAGCCCCCGGGTGTCGGCCCGATCCTCGGCCCGCCCGGCACCGAGGCACCCGGCGAGCAGCCCCCGGACCAGGCCCCGGCCGACCCGTCCGCGGGCGTGGGCGCGGAGCCCGTCCAGCCGGTGCCCCCGGACGCGCCGCCCGAGGGGCCGATCTCGGACGCCACGTCCAACGAGGTCCCGGTGCTGCCGCACACCGCCCAGGCGGGCGCGGCCAGGGCGCACGCCGCGTTCAGCGTGGTGATCGACCTGGCCACCGACCCCGCCGACCCCGCTGCCGCGCTCGCGCAGATCATCGCCCTGATGCAGGCGATGATGGCCGACGTGGCGAGGTTCGTGCCGCCTGCCATGCAGCAGACGGCCGCCGCCGACGTGCAGGCGGTGGCCGACTCGCTGAACTAAGACGTGGGCAGTGCCCTGCTAGCTGGGCTAACAGCGGGGACTTGGCGGCAGGGTGCTGCCCGCACCTAGCGGGGTAAACCGATGGACGTCCTGCTTCCCGGGTCCGGGCCGCTGATCTGCCAGGGCACCAGCTTCAAAGACGGCCGCCCGTGCACCCACCACGAGATCGACGGGCTGGGCTACTGCTTCAACCACATCCCCGATGACCTGCTGGACGAGGCCGAGGACATCACCGGAGCCCGGCGCTGCCGCAAGCGGTTCGGCCAGCCGGACGCCTGTCACGGCTTCGCCGTGGACGGCACCGACCCGCCGCTGTGCAAGGACCACGGGGCCAACGGCGGCAGCAGCATCAGCAAGAAGGCCGCTGCCCGGGTGGTCAGCGGCCGGGTCACCGACCGGATGGCAGCGATCATGGGCGACCACGGCGAGGCGCTGATGCAGCCCAGCGCGATCGGGGACCCGCTGGCTGAACTGCTGGACGTGGCCGGGGAGATCCGCACCTGGAAAGAGATCATGCGCGGCGTGGTGGCCGACCTGCTGAGCCGCAAGGTGATCCGCTACAGCCACCGCAGCTACGGCGAGCAGCTACGGGCCGAGGTGCTGCTGTACGAGCGGGCGCTGGAGCGGCTGGCCGCGATCCTGGTGCAGATCAGCAAGCTCGGCATCGAGCGCAAGCTGGCACAGATCCAGGCCGACCAGGTGGCGATGGTGGACCGGGCGCTGACCGCAGCCCTGACGGCCAGCGGCCTGGACCTGGTGGCCCAGCAGCAGGCCCGCGACGTGCTGTCCCGGGAACTGACCAAGGCCAGCTAGGTGAGCTTCACCGACGTCCTGGAGCGGGTCGGCAAGTCCTACGCCGGGGAGCCGTCCGACCCGCGGCTGCGCTGGCGCATGGGCTACAAGGACGGCACCAAGGCCCGGCCCGAGCAGATCCTGCCCCCGGTCGCGGACCCCTGGCGGGTGATCTACTTCCAGGGCGGCCGTGGCTCGGGCAAGACCCGGGCGGGCGCGCAGGGCCTGGCCGACTGGCTGCTGGACGACACCGAGGGCGAGGGCGAGTACGGCATCGTCGCACCCACCTACGCCGACGCCTGGACCAAGTGCATCGAGGGCAAGTCCGGGCTGCTGCGGGCGCTCGGCACCTCGATGGCCGAGATCCGCGACCACCGGTCCAAGACCGTCAAGCACGCCTGGCGCACCTACGGCCAGGTGATCCTGCACAACGGCCTGGTGGTCTACGCCGACTCCGCGGCCGAGGGCGGGCTGCGCATCCAGGGCCGCAACCTCAAGGCGGCCTGGTGCGATGAGGTCGGCTTGTGGGAGAAGTGGGAGACGACCTGGAACGAGTCACTGCGGTATGCGGTCCGCGACGGCATCAGCAAGATCATCGCCACCGGCACGCCGAAAGCCGCCCGCCCGGCTCGCAAGCTGGTCCGGGCGCTGATCCGCAACGACCCCGGCGAGGGCGGGGTGATCGTCCGCAAGCTGCGCACGATCGACAACGCGGACAACCTCTCCGATGAGTTCCTGCGGGCCGTCATCGGCGCGGCGCAGGGCACCCGGCTGGAGCGGCAGGAGCTTGAGGGCGACTTGCTGGATGACGTCGCCAACGCGCTGTGGACCCGGGACCTGCTGGACTCGATCCGCATCGACTACCTGCCCGATCAGGTCCGCGAGATCAAGATCGGGGTGGACCCCTCAGACGGCGGCGAAACCTCCGATGAGCAGGCATACACCGCGGTCGCGCTCGGGATGACAGAGGACCCGCACCCGCTGTACGTGCTGGAGAACTGGGGCGGCCAGTGCGCCCCGGTCCCGTTCGCCCAGCAGGTGATCCGCCGAGCCCTGACCCTGGGCGAGCAGCACAACTGCAAGGTGGAACTGATCATCGAGAAGAACCACGGCGGGGCCTGGCTCAAGGCCACGTTTGAGCAGGTCATGAAGTCGATGAAGCTCCGCGTGCCGTACCGGGTGATCCACGCCAGCCAGGCCAAGCGGGTCCGCGCCGAGCCGGTGTCGGCGCTGTACGAGCAGGGCGGCGGCCGGGTCCGGCACTGCCACATCGCCCGCTACCAGGACTACGACCGGCAGGGCGGGCCGCACCGCATCCCCGACAAGGACATGCCCGAGCTAGAGGACCAGATGGCGACGTTCACGGGCGCGCAGGGCGAGCGGAGCCCCGACCGGCTGGACTCGCTGGTGTGGGCGCTGAGCCCGTATCTGCGGCACAGTTTCGGACCCCCTGGCAAACATGGCGCGAAGCGCTGGGCGCTGGCGAAAGAGATCGACGCCTCGGCCGAGCCGCCGATCGAGCGCGCCCGGCGCAGGCTGGCCCAGGCGCACGGCGGGGCCTATCCTGGCCCTGACAAGTGGAGCCTGGAGAGCTTCGCTCCCGCTGATGACCAGGGCCAGGAACGGCCCAACGTGCGATCGTGGCGGTGAGCGTGGCGGCACAACCGGGCGGGCAGCTTGTCCAGTTCCCCGACCTCAAGCCCAAGACACGGCGGGAACTGCTGGGCACCGAATTGGGCACCCAATTCGACATCGGGCAAAGGCTGTTCGCATTCTTCGGCGGCGGCGATGTCTTTGATTATGGCGACTGGACCGCCCGGGAAATGAAAGACATGTTCCGCCGCGACGGCATCTGCTCGGCAATCGAAATGGTGCTGACGCTGCCAATCCGCGAGGCGGACTATTTCATCAACCCGGCCAAGGACGATAAGGGTGAAGCCGAGTTCGCCAATGAAGTGCTGATGACCCCGGACATTAACAACGGGATGAGCACGCCCATTCAGCAGCTTGTCGGCCAGATCACCAGCGCCCAGGTGTTCCGGCGATCGTTCTTCGAGAAGGTGTGGGACATCAGGGACGACGGCAAGGTGATCATGCGCAAGGTCGCGTTCCGGCCGATCGCCACCTGCCAGGCCCGCTACAACGCCCGCACCGGGGCCAAGAACGGCTTTAGGCAGCAGATCTGGCTGGCGGGCGGCAACATGGGCATGACCCGCGGCCAGAAGATCCCCGGCTACGTGGACATCCCGCAGGTCAGGAGCTTCATCCACACCAACGGCAAGCACCGCGAGCCGCTGACCGGCACGTCCGAAATGGACATCTGCTACTGGTGTTACCAGACGAAGCTCAAGTTGCTCTACCTGTGGTATCACTTCCTGGAGAACCAGGCGCTGCCCCGCACGATCGTCTACGGCAACGACCAGCCCGAGGCCAACCAGCGCGCCGACGACATCGCCAGCCTCAAGTCCTCCGGCGTGGTCGGCCTGGTCCATCCCGCGGACGGCCAGAAGTCCTTTGAGGTGCTGGAATCCACGGGCGGACCCAGCGAAATGTTTGAGAAGGCGATGGGCTGGCTGGAGTCCTGGCAGACCCACAGCGTGCTCGCGGGCTTCATGGCGCTGACCGGCGCGGCCACGGGCGGGCGGGGCAGCTACGCCCTGTCCCAGGACCAGTCCAGCTTCTACCTCAAGTCCCGCCAGGCCGTGGCCAAAGAGATCGCGGAGACGATCAACTACGACCTGATCCGGCCGCTGATCGTGCTCAACTTCGGCACCCAGGCCGCGCTGCCGACCTGGAAGTTCGGCCCGCTCCAGGATGAGCAGGCGCAGGCCCTGCTGACGATGTTCTCCACCCTGGCCGCCGCCCCGGCGCTGCACATCCCGCTCCAGATCCTGGACCTGATCACCGAGCGCATGGCGAGCATTCTGCAACTGGACATCGACCAGGTGCACCAGGCGCTCAAGTCCACCGCCAACCAGCGCGCCGAGCAGCTTGCCGCCGCTGCCCCGCCAGGCATGCCGCCCCAGGCCGCAGGCCAGCTTGGCGCGCTCAACGGGATGGCGGGCGCTGCCGCAGGCATGATGCAGCGTCACCTGGCTGGTCAGCCTCCGCTGCGTCCTGCGGGGGCTGGCCAGGCTCCACAGCCCGGCCAGCAGCGGCAGCCGCCACGGCCACCGGCCAAGCCGCCGATGATCCCGCCCCCGGGGAGGATGGCATGAGCACACCCACCAACAGCCTGATCGAGACAAAGACAGGCGGAGGGTCCTTCGCCTTCATCGTCGCTGGCTACATCGCCTGGGCGCTGTTCTTCTACGTGCCCAACCTGGAAAGCGCGATGCCGGTCACGCTGCGCGAGCAACTGCCGTTCCTGATCGCCTGGCTGCTCGGCACGGTGATCGCCTGGCTGCTGCCGCACACCCACCGCCCGGACCTGCTGCCCGCGCTGGACTCAGCCGCGCAGACCGTGGCGGCGGCGGTCCCGGTGGAGTCGCTGCCTGCCCGGCCAGCCGCCCGGACCACCCAGGACGTGCCGCTGCCCGAGCCGCCAGCCGCACCGGCTGAGCAGCTTGCGCACAGCGCGTACCCGCAGGTCCCGCCCAAGGCATGACCACCCCGCCGCCGCAGCAGCCGCAGCAGCCGCCGCAGCAGGGCAACCTCGCCGTGGCCGCTGCCGCGGTGCTCGCCACGGCGTACACCGTGGCCGAGGCGGCGGCGCTGCTGGCCCCGGTGTTCCTGGCGGCCAAGATCCGCAGGGAAGCCCTGTTCGCCGCGCTCGGCGTGGTGATGGACCGGCCACCGGACCGGACCGGCTTCTACGGCCCGGCCACCGCGCAGATCGCCCGGCTCAACCTGATCCGCCGCGCCCAGTTCATGGTCAACTCATCCCGCCGCTTCAACGAGGTGCTGGCCCGGGTGGCCGCGGGCGGGGCCGACCCCCGCGAGCTATTGCAGCAGATGGCCCTGGAGCGGCGCTGGTACGGCCAGCACCAGGAGGCGGTCTGGAACCGGATGCAGGCTGCCGCTGTGGTGGATTCCCGGGTGATGGACTACGGGCCGCTGCTCGGCTGGTACGCGGTGAACGACCGCAAGACGTCACCTGAATGCCGCAAGGCCAACCGGCACAACTTCCGCGCCGACGACATGCCCGCCATCGGCTTCCCCGGCGCGGTCCACCCGCACTGCCGCTGCTGGCCCGGCCCGCCTATCAGGGGCGCTGCGCTGCTCGGCGGCGGCCAGGGCCTGCCGACCACGGTGTCCCGCCGCGTGGCCCGCAGGCTGGAGCGGGCGGGGGTCTTTGCACCTGCATGACAGCCTGCTACCGTGGCCACCGTGCCGGGGAGATACCTGATCATCGACATGACGGCTGAGCCGCCTGTTCTGGTCAACACTGACGACGTGCTCCCCCAGGTCATCGTGGACGCGCTGGCCGCCATCGACACGAAGCTGGGAGTTCTCATGAGCATGGCAGCAGCAGAGCAGGGGCAGATCCAGAACCTGGCTGACGGGATGAACGCGGTAGCCACGCACGTCACCTCGGCGCAGCAGATGCTGGCCCAGTGGATCGCGGACAACCAGCAGGCTCCGCTGGACTTCACCCCGGCGCTGAACGCGCTGGCGTCGGTCGGGGCCGCTGCTGACACCCTGGACGGCCTGACGCCGCAGGTGCCCAGTGATCCCATCCAGCCGGTGCCCGCTCCCCCGGACCCCGCGCCGGACCCCACCACGCCGATCACCGACCCGGCCACGCCGGATCTGCCGCCTGACACCCCCATCGACGTTCCCGTGGCCACCGACCCCACCACCACGCCTGACGCGCCGCCGCCCGACGTGCCGGTGGACTCGCCGCCGCCCGACGTGCCCCCTTTGGCGTAAGGGCCGTCCAGGCAGTCGCCAGAGCGTTCACCAGCTTGTGGCGCAGCCTGTTCGGCTGAGCCATACTGGTCGGGATCGAGGGCTTTCCCCGCTAGCCCTGGCACGAGAGCGGGGTGCCCATGGCGCGGCTGATCGCTGTGGCTGAGCCCAAGGCCAAGGCCGCCCGGCAGATGCGGGCCACCGCAGGGCTGCTGGACGATCACCACCCGGAAATGATGGCCGGGGACCACCTGCGCGATGCCGCCCGGCTCACCGAGGCGGGCCGGACTGACAGCGCCAAGCGGCACCTGGACGCCGCGATGTTCATGCTCACCCCGCAGTCCCTGTTCCGGCACGGCATCCTCGATGACGACGGCCACGCCGATGCCAAGCACCACATGCACCAGATCAACCGGCACCGGCTGGCCGTGGAGGACATCGAGGACATCCAGGCCCGCAACGAGCGCACCGCCTCGATGGCCCGTGCCGAGCGCGGCGAGCCCGAGCCGATGGAGCCGTTCCACCGGCCGCCGCCCGAGTTCCTGACGGTCGGCCAGTCCGCCCACGGGACGTTCGTCGCATCCCAAGATCATTACGGGAATCGCGTAATGGATCTTGTCGGCCCGCACGGTTACGTCCACGGCTGGGTGCACGTCGGCCCCGCGCCGCCCGGCACCGACCCGGTGGCGCACCAGGCCGCGCACTGGTCGGAAATGCGTGATCACATGATCGCCCCGCCCGAGGAAGGCGGCCACGGGCTCGGCAAGGATGCGGTGGAGCAGGTGGGCTACGACACCCGGTCGATGACCGCCCTGCACCGGATGCAGCACGGGTCCGGCCGCTACCCCGGGCACACGCACCGGGACACTCCCGACGAACAGCGGGCCAAGGCCCGGCAGCAGCGCATCAGCCAGGGCCTGGAGCGGGCACCGGGTGGGCTGGCCAACAGCAGCCCGGCCATCCTGCTGTCCGCCCGGACCGCGATGCTTGAGCGCACGCCAGCGCCGCGGGGCAGGCCCGGTGGGCCAGGGCTCTACCGGGTCAAGGGGATGGGCCACACCGCCTACCTCCAGCAGGTGGTCAAGGCGCTGATCGAGAAGCGTGGCATGCGGCCGGACAAGGCGTATGCCATCGCCCGCGCCGCGATCCGCAAGTGGTCGGTGCGCAGCCGCCACCCCGAGGTCCGCGGCGCGGCCACCCGCGCCGAGGCGGGCGAGGTTGCCAGGCAAGCGAGGGCCAAGATGAGCCATGCCAACGACTGGACGGTGGCTGACGTCCTGATCGAGCTAGCCTGCGACGACCCGGGCGCGGTCATCGACCTGTTCAACCCCTACCACGCACCCACCGGCCAGTTCACCACGGCCAGCGGCGCGGGCCAGGGCAAGCAACAGCAGGCCGCCCAGCGTGCCGACAAGCGCGGCGACCGGCAGCAGCGGGCACATCTGGTCCGGCAGATCGCCAGCCTGCACCAGCAGATTGCCGCGCTGCGGGCGCAACTGCCTGGCAAGTCCCGGTCCAGCGCGCCGCGCAAGACCGGCGCGGGCGCGACCTCGGCCAAGCAGGCCGCGCAGGCCAAGGCCAGCGCCGCCAAGCCCGGGGCCGCAGGCAGCACCAAGGCCCGCAAGCCCGGGATGAGCGCGGCCACGATCCACGGCAAGATCGCCGCCCTGGAAGCCACGCTGCGCGCCGACATCGCGCAACTGAGGTCGCTCAAGTGACGTCGATGGCCGATGTGCTCGGCTACGGCTGGGCCGTTGACGATGAGATCGACCTGGGCAACCCCGCCTGGATGCACGAACTGCGCGGGCCGGACGGCGAGTGGATCGACACCCCGGCCAGCCTGCGGGCAGACCGCGGCGAGTATCCCCGTCCAGCGCCAGGCCCCGAGGGCAGCGTGGACCGCTACGTCGTGCCCGACCCGCGGCGGCTGATCGCCAAGTCCGGCACCCG